GTTTTGAGTATATGGATTAGCTCAGGCTCATCCCCATATTGAAATGTTCTACAATTTGATGGGATCTCCTTCATTTTTACGACGATTTCATTTTCCATGATTTATTTTTTAAGGTTTTAAAAATTAGTCTAAAGATTCTCCGCAGCTTGGGCAGAACTTCCAGGTTGATTTCTTGATTCTAGTACCACATCCTGGACAGTAAGATCTGATCTCTGAAACCTCTACTGGTTTTGTTGATCTTGGCATTATCTGATATTCAGAGACGCTTTCATACGAAGAGCTATAAGAACCATAGTCTGACCCGAAAGTTTGATCCGATGTTTCACCCTTCTCAACTCTTCCGGTCTCTAAGCTACCTGCAATGTTCATGTTCAAACTTTGATTTGATGAACTAGAGCTGTATGAAGTGGCTGATCCTGAACCTGCAGAATAAGTTGACGTGTTGTATATAGCTGAGGTTCCTACTGATGTAGTTGTGAAACCGTTATTGTATAACGGAGTAGTGTTAATAGTATATGTTCCTATTCCCCCTGTGTTGTTTAGTGTTGTGCCTGGTACACCTATACCTCCACCATAGTATGTCCAAGTGCATCCTCCATACCATAAAGGAGGGGTCTGTTCCGGGTAAAATTCAACCCTGATCTTTCCGTTGCTCTCAATAGCTTTCTTAACCTCCTTGGTGTCTTCCACCTCATAGGTTGAAAAAACCAGCTTTCTTTTTTCGTCAATAAAGCGATCCAAGAAATATCTCTGTCCGGGTCTTATAACCAACCCCGAGGTGCTGACTGATTTACCATTCAAGTAGATCTTAGTTAAATAAGATTTTTCTGTGGGATTGAAAAGTTCGATTTGAAATTCTTGGTCATCTTCAAGATAGACCTTGTCTGCTCCGTAGATCTTTTGTCTACTGTTTGATACTGCGACCCAAGCTTGGGGTTTTGACGTGGAGTTACTCGACACGCCGGAAGTGTTGTTCTTCTTCATTTTTTACCTTGTTTTTTTTAAAATCCCTTTGCTGCTCTTTTGAACTGCTCTAAGGCCTGAATGACCCGGGACACTAAGTATAAGGGTAAACCTAATACGTGATTTATATATTCAATTGCTTATTTTGTTTCAACTACCAGTTGGAGTCATCTTCGTCATCATAATCTGGATAGTAGTTACTAGTGTAGAAATCTTCATCTGGATCTTCCCAAGAGTCATCTTCAGGGAAGAAATCGGTCTTAGGAGTATTCATAGCGGACTCCTTCCATTCCTTGCCATCCTTATACCAAATATAAGTCAGTATTGGTTTTATAGAGTAGAATTCTACCTTAGAATCATTAGACCATCCTCCTTTAATTAGATTGTCTATCTCCTTCATCATATCCTCTATATCAATCGAAAGATCAACATCAAATGGAATGCTGTCAATATAGATCTCAATATAGCCGTTGAAGTTGATTTCTATTACCTCAGCAAAGATCTGGTATATGTGGGGGAAATCCTCATTAGCCTCAATTTCATTTTTTATTATCCCAAGCTCCTCCTGTGTGAATTTTCTATTTGATATGAGCTCGGCATTAAAAGAATAGTTGGATTTCATTTATGGTTTTAATTCTATATAACCAAACAAGAGATTGGTTTTTTTAATCTTCTTGTAAGTCAACATCTACTGATCCATCCTGCTCGAGCATTTTCAAAGTTGGCTCTGTGATTTCTCTTGCGTAGATCTTAAAGCTTCTGCCATCTCTATCTTTGAATTCAATAGTGCTTGATGAGTTAGGTGAAAGCTTTATCGAAAGATCTCCAGGCTCTTCGGGATCGTTGCACCAAGCAAAAACTGTTGGCTCTCCTTTGTCAAATTGGAAGACCCATTCGGCTTGTTTAAATTGAATCACCTCTTGGTTTATTCCTAATTTCATCGATGATAGAGTCTCGTTGGAACCACTTAGATCTAATACGTTTTCGTTTTCCATTTTAAATAAAATTTGTACAGAAAGTTTTTCTGTGATGTTTAGATATTCCTATTTCTTTGATTGCTTTAATATGATCTGGCGTGCCATATCCCATATTTCTCTCCCACAGATATTCTGGAAATTCTGGTGACATGGATTGCATTAATCTATCTCTATGAACCTTAGCTAAGATGGAAGCAGCTGAGATGCAAAGCACCTTAGAGTCTCCCTTAATTACACATTCATATGGAATTCCTTTATGACCCGGAAATTTATCTCCGTCGACATAAAGAAAATCTGGCACTTGTCCGCAGGCATCTATAGCTCTTTTCATAGCTAAGAATGTTGCTTGTAAAATATTGATCTGGTCAATCTCTTGTGGTGAGCTTTCTCCTATACCCCAAGCAATCGCATTCTCTTTAATGACCTTTTCTATCTCCTCTCTTCTTTTTTGGCTCTTGATAGCCTTGCTGTCCTTTATCCTTGAGTCTTTAAAATCAGGAGGAAGTATTACTGCTGCAGCAACAACCGGACCTGATAATGTTCCTCTGCCTTAGCCCACCTCATCTAAGCCAGCTATAAATTTTAGCTCGCGAAGAAGAGGCGGATTATTTTTTATTTTTTCTATCATTATTATATTTTTTAAGACTATCCTTTATTTTTTTCTTAGTCTCCTCTGTGTGTTTTTTATTATAAAAAGGGTTATTCTCTCCCAATAGTTTACCTCCTTCGATTAAAGATTTTTTAAAATTTTCTATATGTTCTTTTGTTTTTGGAACCCCCTTTAACTTATCTGATATTTTTTTTCTCTTCTCGGAGGATTGCGGTTTTCCTGTCATGGAGATCCTCATTTTTTCCCTATATTCTTTTGATGAATGAAGTGCTTTTTTTAATTTAGATTTTTTCTGGCCCTCCGATATTTTTTTTCTAACCTCTTCGGATCTCATTATGTTTTTGAATTTTTCAGAATTTGAATTTTCTTTCATTTTTGCAATCGCCTCTTCGGTTTGTTTAAATCCTTTGCATCCCAGTCCTCCATTTAGAATATTGTATCCTATTTCTCTATCAGTTGAATTAAATACAGAGATCCAATATATTTCTCTTTCGTTTAATAAATCTACGGTCTCGCATTCTTCTAAAATTTCTTTTGTAAAATTGGATTTACCATATTTTTTTATTGCTTCCTTAATTATTTTCCCAGAACCAATATAACTAGGATCGTTGTTAGTATCTTGCCCGATGTAAATCTTTCCGTTTATCTGATTTGTTGTTTTGTATATCACCATGGTTTAGATTTTTTTACTTATATATCTAAACTAGGCAACTTAACTGGTCCACTCTATCATTTACGTTCATGATTATGCTGATAAGTAGTAAATCTTGTGAAGTCTGCTCCGCCGATTTTTTTCCTAATCGAATTTATGGTTTCGTTTACGAAAAAATTCTGTCCACCCATTAAATGAACATACGTTTCCCATTTTGACTTGTGGATGGGTTCAAAGCACATATCATCATGTGATTAATGTAAACTATTCTCTCATTTTCATTTTCTAATTCTATAAAATTCATAAAGCATTAATGTTTAAGAGTTGTGAATTCTCCTTTAATAAAATTGATATGTTGGGCCTTAGCATCTTCGTGTATAATAACATGAGAGTGAAGCCATCCGCTTGGACCTAGGTTATAATTTACTCTTAACTTGGTTGAGGTACCAACCGCTAAAGCTCCATCCTTTCTTCCTGGAGAGTGATAGTGGCCAACAACTATCTTAGTGTTCAACTTTCTGAATTGCAAAAGGGATCCACGAGTTCCATTTGATCCAATATCTCCATGTTGTCCTAACTCCCAGCCATTAACAACATAGCTGTCACTTCTGCCTAGAGTTTTGAATTTAGGATATCTCTTATTGATTAAATATGGTATAACTCCGTTTGGTGCTTCACCCTTAAGAAGTAAAGCGCCGTATTCCATATACTCTAAAGAGTTCTTTAGTGTTCCAGCTTTTCTCCAATCTGTGGCTTTCAACCATCTGTCTAGGAAGTCATCGTGATTACTTCTAACCACAACCACATTATACTTTTCAAAATCTTTAAGCCCGTTAAGCATTTGATCAACTTCGTTTCTCAGAGAGTTTGTTCCGTCTATCTCTCTTTTATATTGAATAAAAGGATCATTAGACTCGTGATGGTTTATAGAAAGACCATCAAAGACATCATGAAGAACTAGATGATCAGGTTTTAGATCCTTAAGCATCTCAAGAGTCTTTCCTATAATTCTTTCGTCATGCTGTCCATAGTGCAGATCACCAAGAACGGCAGCAGCCAACTTTTTAACTTTAGTGACTTTGCCATTTTGAACCTTGTTGTAAAGATCCGTGAAGCTTCCGTCGTCGGTTGCAGTTACCTGTCTAACAAAGAAAACTGAGGAGTCTTTTATTTCAACAACCACAAAACCAAGAACGTGATGGAATTCACCTTTCTTACCTGCTTTGGAGTCTGTGTAATTTCTAAGTGTACAAGCTCCTGTTGTTAGCATTAGTTTAGGTAGGCTACCTTCTAGAACTGGAATTGTCTCCATTTGACTTTTTGGTGATCCGAAAACGCAAGAGTTAATACCGCTCATTCCTTCAAGTCCTGTCATTGGATTCACTGCAGTAGGTTGGATTTTAATATCTGACATGATCCACATGTGCTTATGGATTTCGTGACGCCCAGCATCTAAATACTGTTCTATTCTTTCTGGCCAAGTCTCACAGCTCGTGTCAGTTGAAACCGATGTTGGCTTTTTATATCTTCCTGCTATGACATGAACAGATGCGTCTATGTGTTTAGCATAAGCTTCTAAGTTGGTAACAAAGTCATCGTGAACCTGGGTGTCATTCTGAGCCCAAGTGATAATAAATCTTTTCTTCTTCTTATCAAACTTCTTCTCTTTTGCTTTTAAGTACTGTGGGGATTCAACTAGTGCTTTTTCAGTTATCCCTAATTTAGAAATCCAGGCTTGAACTGTTCTCTCAGATTTGCCTAGATATTTACTAAGCTCTTTCATTCTTTCGTCCCAGCTAAGATCTCGATTCCAATATATGCTCGATAGATCCGATATTTGTTCTGGTGATAAATCTTCAAACTTCATCATTTAATTGGGTTTATTTATTTGATTATATTTATATAAAAAATAAAGGTTTCGAACACAGTCCGAAACCTAAGGTTATAAAAAGTTCTATTTTAAATGATTGTAAATATCCACCAATAAATGTTGTGGTGTTAAAAATTACTGAACTACTGATTCACCTGTAGCTCCTGTGGTTTTAAAAAATTCTTTGCTCTCTATCTCTTTTTCTAGCTCTTCAAAAAATCCCTTTACGAAAATACACTTCTCATACTCCTCAGTTTGCTCATAGTAAGCAAGAAGTGAATCTCTAATCTTATCCTTCTTGGGAAGAAGTCTTTCGGACAGAATACTATTAACACCGTACTTCTTCATCGTACTAATAGCATTCTCAAAAATTGTTCTATCTAAACTCTTATCCAATGTGGGTAATATTATTTTCCTTATTTATACGATCGATGTTGTCTAAAATTTCTAGAAGATCGCTACATTTTTCATAATCCTCAAAATATTCAAAAGTTTTAATGCAGTCTAATATCTCCTCACGATCGCCGGCCTGGAGTCTTATGATCGAAGAATACCTGATCAAATTTTCAGCATATATCTCTATCTCATCGGCCTTCATAAAATTCTCTTATTTAGTGATTGACACCAAAAAGAATCTTTAGAGCTATAGCTATTATAGCTCCAAATATAATCCATAGAGCTTTATTAACTCCGGATTGCCATTTCTTTAGATCCTCTAGTGCAACTTTATTTGACATGTACTCATCATAACGGTCTTCCTCCTGAATCCTAAATTTAGTGTTTTCGTTAACTTTAACTATTACACCATCATCCGGGTCCAAAAGTTTTCTTTTGAGCTCTGAAAGATCATCTTTCATCTCCTTAAAATTCTTGCGCATTTCTTCCATGCCATCCTGCATATGCTTAAGTTCCCCATTGGGGATCTTAGATTTAAGGGTGTTAAGCTCCTCCAAAATCTGCTTCATGAGAAGCGATTGTGTGATATCCCTTTCGTTTTCCATGTCTTTCAGGTTAATTTTTGCCCAATTTCCGAAAGACACATTATATATCTTTAAAGCTGAATTACTTAAGAGTTTTATCGGGTGGGAACTCTAGTATTATGTCGGAGGAGTAGCTCGAGAGAATATCAAAGAGCTCAGGATGCCCATTAACGAGGAATATTCCATAGAACTCGTCACCTCTGGGACAAATCTCATCGGTTATAATCTCGGCACCGAAGTGTGAAATAAAGGAGCATGCATCCACATGCCCCTTTGGATTCAAAGATTTAATATAGAAAGTAAGCAATTTACTCTTTATTAAGAATTTTTTTAGATATTACAGAGCTGTCAAGCATGTAATACTTGCCATCAGTGTCTTTAACCAACATTAACATGGCATCGATCGAGCCAATAAGTGTTAAACTTTTATCCTCGTGTTCAAAAACAGATCCAAGATGTTCAACCTCTAACTGTGATCTCCTAATGAATTTGGTCTGATTCCTCTCATATAGGGACTTATAGTATTCAACTAAGTCCTTAGAGGGTTCTCTCATTGGTCTGAGTTTGTGCTCTTTTTGTTCCATTTTATTTCTATTTTATTTTTTTCTATTAAATTAGTGTACTCTTGATATAAAGCTCTGAGTTTTTTTCCCAAGTCCCAATCATTAGGGGTTTCCCTGATAATTGCTGAGATGGCTTCGTCTAATTTGATTTTATTGCTTTCCATATCTATTTAAGTTTTAAAGGGCTTCTATTTCTTGTTTTACTTCTGTCCAATAATTATCTCTATCAACTCCTAATTCCATTTCATTCCATCCAATAGCTTTCATTATTTCATCTACTGCTATTAAAGCACAATTTTTATGATCTAGCAGTGTTGTTTGATTTATAGGCAGTATCCTACTGTACGCAGTTACTAATTCAAATGCTTTTTCTTTTGGCGTCATATTACTTTTGATTTATAAATGAATCCGAAGTTAAATAGAAAACAGAATAACGTCCACCTGTATCCCATCCTATCATTACCTATTCTCATTAGATTCATCTCTATTAGATTAAACCCTCGCTTACCCCATCTGTTTTGAAATTCTATGTTCATAAGCTTTGTATTTCTTTTTTTACATCTTTCCAATAGTTAACATTTTCATAGGTTCTATTACCTAAAAATGGGTCTGAAAGTTTAGATGTTGGATTTGAATTAATTATTTCATCTACTGCTATTAATGCACAATTTTTAGCTGTTGATGGATAAATGTTTGAGTGTTGGGTATACATTTTTTTATATAGCTCTTCTGCTTTTTCCTTTGATGTCATTATTATTTGTTTTAATCTATATTCTAGATTGTCTTAAAATTCCTTTTTCGCTATTAAAACAGTGTAGGGACACTATATGCATGGCAAAATACCCTGGTTTAACGTCTTTCCAGCGCTCATAATCACGTCCTTTAAGTTGAGCTAAGATCCACATCAGTTTTCTGCAAGCGAGGTAAATATCGTCCCTAAAATGTCTTATATAGTCGCATGATCTAATAAAATATGAGATGTGAAAATGGTCGCCTATTCTCATAAAATGATAGCCTATAGTGCATGGGACTCTTTCGCCATGGGCTGTTCCAGTGTCCTCCGGAAACCAGATAGGTAAAAAAGCCTGTCTGGTAAAGGGTTCTCTTTCCAATAGATCTACAACATCACCCAAATCACCATAGTCAAATCTTATGCCAGAGAGCTTAGTGCCCGGATCTTCTCCGGCATACTTAGGCCAGATTCTTTCCGGGTAGGTGTGAGAGAATTTCTCTTCCTTCTTAAACTTTTCGTTCTTCTTCTGGTTAAATGGCCACCACTCATTTGAGGGTGGAGGATTTAAAGGCTGACCTCCGATTCTCTCTTCAAAATGATCATCGGCCCAGGGTAGATTTGGCTTAATCTCTTTTACCATTTCTTCAACAGAGCCTGGAATAAAGAATTGAAAAGAGTGGTTCATAGTTTCCCACATATCGTCAGGTGATTCTATGCCTTGCCATCTTTCGGTCTTAACGACGTAACCATGATCGTGCAATCTCTCTTTGGTCCATTTTATTGCATCGCTTGGTTTATAGAAGGTCTTCATTTATGTGGTCCTTTATTTTATTGTATTCTTGTTTATCAAAATAGTTCTTTAGAGCATCTTGGAAAATTTGATCACCAGCAGGATGCGGGACTTGCTTCTTCTCCTGCTTAGATTTAGAATTCTTAAAACTTTCGTAGACATCGTAGAGAAAAGCCTTCTCATTGGTTGAAATGGTATCCTCTATCTCCTTCATATCCTTTTCAAGCCTAGCTTTAGCGCAGTTTATTATTTCTTCCCCTATGCCATCTCGCATAGTAGTGGTGAAAAAGAATTTATGATTAGTGATGCTAATGGAGTAGAGATCAAAAATAACTATAATCTTTTTGTCTTTGGTGTATGCATATACCTTAGAAGATAAAGGACTATAAAAAACCCTTACTGTTTTATCATCCATCAGGGATTTTACTGTCTTGACGAGAAGTATATCCTGTGGAGATTTTGGGGTTTTCATAATACCAACTCCATAACTTATACCTCTAAAGAATCTGATTGTCTTAACTTTTATTCTTCTTTTAAAAGAGTCAAACATTTTGTGGGTTTTATATTTAAGGATGTAAACATAATGAGATATCCCGGAGAATATCAGATATCCTTACAGAAATATAATCTCATTCGTTTCGGGATTCCAATCAACAGTGAAAGGTTTGTGGGAGTAGTTGTATCTTTCATCTAGGACTGAGGCATTGAAATAGTGGGTTTGCCCATCATAGTAGTAGCCATAGCCTGAATGTATATGTCCACAAACATGGATCTTAGGTCTAGCTATAGTGCTGATTCTTTTTTCTAGCAGCTCGCAGCCTAAGTGTATTCCTCTACGACCTTCAACGTCATCAAGTTTACCGTATGCCGGTCCATGTGTGATCAGGATATCAGTGTCCCATGGGATTTGATTCCAAACATATTCTAATTCGGATCCGTTTTTAGGCAGGTTGAAAGCCCAGTTAAAAAATTCAGGCTGCCAAGGAGAACCCCAGATCTTAATCATTTTTGAATAGTCCTCGCTTCCTCCTTCTCCTACGCACAGAAGATCATCCTTTAGGTAGTCAATGGTCTTATACGAATTCACTATTTCCGTAGATCTCTCCACGTTGTCCTGAAATCCCCAGTCGTGATTTCCAGCTATAAAAACCTTATGGTTATAATTTTCTATGTTGTTATACCATTTGCAAAACTGCTGGATCTCGTGTTCATAGCCCATAGAGCTGATATCCCCAGCATGAATTAGAAGATCCCCGCCAGGAAGATCCTCTGTGATTTGCTTGTGCTTGTTATGGGTATCCGATATAAAAGTTATCCTCATTGCTTATCTGTTTTGTCCTGCCTAAAAGTTTTATCGTAGTAATCTTTACCTGTAACCTCCACGGGCTCGAAGTTTTTATACATTCTGTTACCGTACTTACAAGCCTCTATTATTTGTCTCTCCTCTATTTCCATATAATATGAGAATTCTTTTAGAGACTCAGAGTGAATGTCCTCCCATAATTCTTGTAATGCGGTTTTTATTTTTCTAGGAACTGCATTATTTAATTCAACCCATTCCTCCTCTGTTAGCTTTTTTATTTTTCCTGGCGAAGGCGTATCATAACCCAATCCGAGCTCTTGAGCTTGCGTAGCTAGGAATTGCAAGGGCTCTTCCATCTTATACTTTATAAGCTTAGCATACTCGATCTTTATATAAGGTGCTTCTAATGCTCCAGTATCGACATTTTCTTTTACTACCTCAAATTCTACCTCCTTAACATTATCATCATCGTTTAAAAAGTAGTATTTTTCATAAGTTGGATGAATAGGGTATTCAAAAACTTTTAGTCCCACCCAGTGTTCTACTATCCAATTGTCACCATCTTTTAATAATGTTCCTTTCATTTCAGATTGTTTTATTTTCTATGGTTATTTTAGAGTTTTATTTCAAACCTGTTTTTCATGGCTTCCAATTTATCAGCAGGAACTTCGTGAGTATTGACCCCGTTATGTCTGTTCTCTACAATCAGAGAAAACACTCTAAACCCATACTTTTCTGCTAATTTGTAGTAAGCATCCATCTCCCATTCTTGTGTGAATGTGTTAGATACAATGACTTTGTCTGCACCTCTTCTCATTGCAGTTTCGGTGCTGTATATACACCATGCATGAGCGTCTTTTAGACCAGCAGGATCAAAGTGATAAGTTCCATCCTCCATGAAGTACATGTCTGCTTCAAGATGCGTGCCTCCAATAGCTTTGGCAAGCGTTGTTTTTCCTGAGCCGGGTAGGCCTCTTAATAAAAATAAAGATTTCATCTTACTTTTTTTAATTTTAAACAAATATAAATCAAAAACACGGGTCAAAAAAAAATCTGCTGAAAAAGCAGATTTAAATTATTTCTATTTGGCCAATTTCTAATTAGCTAAGTAGAAGTGAGTCTCCGCCATTTTTAGGTTTTCTGCCTCTTTTAACACCCTCTGTTTTAGAAGTTGACTTAGCAGATGCCTTAGTAGATGCCTTAGTAGCTGTTTTAGCTTTAGCAGCCTTTGTTTTAGGAGCAGCTTTAGCTTTAGCAGTCTTTTTAGCTTTAGGTGCAACCACTACTGATTCCTCTTCAACAGCTGGTTCTTCTACAAAAACAGGAGCTGGAGTAGTCTCTTCAACAGACGATTTAACAGGTTCCCAAACCCATGTTGCTGGTTCTAATTCTGGAGAATGATCAACGCAGCATTCTTGGGTTTTTTGAGATCTTTTAACAATCACATAAGCGATTACAGTTAAGGCAATAATACCTAAAATAATAAGAAATTGTACCATTTTTTAATTTTTTTATAGAGTTTATATATCACAAAACAAAAAAGATTTCACATTTCTGGAAATCTTTTTTGTAATTTGGTGGATCGGGAGGGATTCGAACCCTCGTGTCCTTCAGTTAACTCAATGAATTCATTCACAGGCTTAGTACTAACTAATGCTTGTCCACTACCAGTAAGCGGTAGCACAAGTTTCATTTGCACCGTAGGTTTGTACTGACAATCAAGAGGGATGAACCCCCGTCATCTGCACCGTAATGGGGCCTTTCGGCCACTCCACCATCGCATTTTGAGAAAACGCGAAAAACAGTTTGCAACTTTCTGTTCCTGGGCAGTTACCGCACCGTTGGACTAGGCAGCTATCGCAGACCCAGTTTTTACAGAAGCACCAAAGTTATTGATGACATTCCATACGTTGGCTTTATTGCCGTTTGAATTTTGTATAGAGGATTAAAGAGTTTCCAATACTAACTCTGCCTGCATTCAAAGAACTAAATCTGCGGATCGATTCCAGTCCGACCCATATAGAATCTATATATTGGTTTTATAGATTGGTTTCATAAAAAAGCCCAGAAAATTTCTGGGCTTTAATTTTAGCAGGATTGCGTTTTCCGAATTATCTGTTAATTGAATTGTATAATTTTTTGTGCTGTAACAATCCTTTAATATTTCAGAATCGGGTTTTTTTATCTGGCTTAAAGCCAGACGATGCTTAATTATAGATTTTTTGCGTGCTGGACCGATTCTTTATTTGTATATTTTACCTCGAGATCGAGAAAAGTTTCAGACTAAACTGAAATTTTTTCGTATCTTGGCGAATTTATAGTATCTAACATAATAGAGATTGGAGTCATATCCTTCGCTCCCAAAATAGATTTTAAAATAGATGGAGAAAATCCTGAAACCAAAGCAGTTCCCTT